GACTGTTGATCAGGGTTCTGATCTTTCAGTTGAACTGCATTTAATTAACAAAGATCAAACTAAAAAGAATCTTACTGGTTATACAGTTACCGGCAAGATCGCTCCTAATTACGCTGCATCAGACAGTGATAAAATTTCATTTACTTCTATTATTAATTCACCAGACAGCGATGGTATCATTAACCTATCGCTGACGAACCTTCAAACAGATCTGCTTGTGCCTAAAAAACGTTATGTTTATGATGTTGAAGTTTCTTACCTTACAGGCGATAGTGATGGTGATGGGTCCGCTATAAAAATTGTAGAAAGAATCCTTGAAGGGCAATTGACCGTCACTCCGTCAGTTACAATCTAAGGGTTTCTATGGCATACAAAATTAAAATTGCTCAAAACAAAACAATAATAGATAAAATTGTTGTCGGTATTCCTATTTCTTCGATCGTTGAAGCGACAGGAGACATCAATTTATTATCAGGAGTTGATGCCACTCAAAGAGTACACGGAAGTATTCTTGTATACGATGCTGATAGAGAAATTTGGGTTGCTACATTAGAAGCAGAAAGACAATCAGTTGATGGGGGGTATTACTAATGGCACACACTTCTCACGATTCTGCCCACGCTGAAATTCTACTTCGTAGAAGTTCAAACAAAGGTTTACCAGTACAACAAAATACAGGAATATCGCTGCTTCGCGTAGGTGAACCTGCATATTCTTTTCTTACAGACCCAGCAGATAATGGGTTTGGCAATGGCGGCGATAGATTATACATTGGCACAGGAACTGAGAATTGGGAAGCAATAACAAACGGTAATGGTGATAGTGCAAACAGATTTTATTCTTCTGCTATAGCAACTATTGGCGGTAAATATTTCACCGATATGATGAATCACCAGCGCGGCGAAGTAACTGCCGCGTCTGCTCTACTAGTTGATGATAACAAAAAACTCAACGAACTCCTTGTAGATTTCTTATATTTTAACAAAGACTCCGTATCAACAGAAATAACAAATGACCTAGTATTACGCGGGGGCACTGGTTTAACCAAGGTCACAGGCGACCTGCAGGTCACACAGAACGTACAAATTGATGGTACTCTAACTGTTGATGGTATAGCGACCTTGAAAGCAGGAGCTTCCGGAACGATTACGATGGGTGATCAGAACACCGATAATGTCGTTTTTGGGGCAGATATTAATTCTGGTCTCATACCCAATATTACAGATACGTATGACCTCGGAACTGCTTTGCAGAGATGGAGAACTCTTTACGCAAGAGAAGCCATCCTCGACTCAGCAACGTTCGATAATTTACAGGTCAATCAAGATCTCAACGTAGACGGTCTTACAACATTAGACTCGACTACTATCGATGGTGACTTGAAAGTAACCGATCTTATCAACGATCAGGTTGTAATTGTTGGTCCCAACGGCATATTAGAAGGTGATGCTAATTTCACTTTTGATGCTACTACTCTTCAAGTTGGTGTAGACTTTAATGTAGATGGTCTTACAACATTAGACTCTACCACAATTGATGGTGACTTGATAGTAAATAGAAATCTCTTTGTTTATGGTGAACAAACTAATATATCTACTACAGAACTATTAATTGAAGATCAACAGATTGTTATTGCTGACGGTGCAAACACTTCGTTGTTAGCAGACGGGGCAGGAATTGCGGTTGGTGATTCCGCAACACCAATTGGTTACATGAGATATTCTTACAATGCTAATGACCCTCGTTGGGTTTTTGAACCAAAAATATTTGCAGATGAAGTTGAATTCACAGTAATTGACTGCGGCACATACGCCTAAATACAAAGGTACGATTAGAGAATAAGTATGGCATCTAGAAAAAAAATATTATTTCCGCGCAGCGACATACCAGGACGTGCACCGACTCTTAACGAAATTGATTTCGGTGAGATTGCGATTAATACGCATGATGGTAAAGCATATATTAAGAAAGATAAGAACGGCGAAGTTAGTATCAATTCTATTGGTGCCGAAGATGTAGACAACGTCTATTATGTTTCTAAGTCTGGTGTTCCTGGGAATGATGGCAAATCTTTGATGAATGCTTTCTCCTCTTTGGATTCGGCAGTAGCAGTTGTATATGCAAAAGAAAACTTCAAGTTTGACGAAACTACATGTGAACGAGACCTTAACCTTATTATGGATGGTGTTCGTTATGACATGGCACTCGGTACGAACTACGGTGCGGTAACTGCTGGACAAGCATATAAGCGCGGTAATGCTATTAAAGTGACCGCAGAACAACTCTATCAGACTAGACGATCAATTAATGAAGAACGTCTCGGTATGGTTTCTGTTCCCGCAGTAAAAACTGACGCGACTTCTAAACTACGTGTTGCTTCTGGTTTCGATGAGATCATTGAGATTCTTGTGGGCGGTACTGCTTCTGCATTAGATTTTCCTGATCCACCTGTCCAAGCACAGACTGACGCGAATGCAGCTGCTAATGCTATTCAGACTAACAAAGAAGTAATTCAGGATGCGGTTCTAGATTACCTGAACAACCCCGCAAACGATTTCCTCACAGGGTCATACGATGCGACAACTTGTTCTCGGGATGTCGGTCTAATTGTAAATGCTGTTGCACGTGATCTATTATTAGGCACTGACTACAATACTATTACTGCTGGTTGGGCATACAATAGGTCTTCCTCTGCTTATGTGTTGAGCGATCAGAACGAAGCAACTATTGCGGGTATCAACTTTGCGAGAGATTACATTATTGCTCTTGCTGGTGTTACTTCCGATACTGACATCGAAAACCTTTTCAAGAATGTTACCGATGTCATTAACGCAACGCAAACGGTTTACCCAACAATCAACTATGTGACTACGGCAGGGGCAACATACCAGACGGCAGATCGAATTGCGGCAACCACGAACCTTCAAGCAAATCGTGCAACATTAATTTCTGATACCACGGTTTACATCAATGCCAACTATCCAGGTCTTGGTTACGATCAAGCAAAATGCGAAAGAGATGTTGGTTATATCATAGACGGTTTATCCCATGATGTCAAGTATGGTGGTAACACTGCGACTCGCACAAATGCTCTTGCCTATTTCTCAGGTACTGTATCTCAATTAGGTTTCGGAGAAGGCACTGCAACTGTTGCGGCATACAATGATCTTAAAACACGGATCAACGCAGTGGTTACGACTGCTCCGGAACAAACAGTTCTTGGTGGACTTGTGGATGAAATCACCGGCGTTATCACGGCAGGTAATACCACGGGTCTTTCCGCAGAAGTAAATATCGTTACTACTGGATTGACTACTACCGAATATGATGCTATCGTTGCAGGAATCGTAGGTGCTCAGGCTGCCACGATTGACTATGTTGATCTGAATTGGTCCACTAAACTTGGTGGATATAATGCCGGTAAGTGTGCAAGAGACGTTGGATTAATCCTTGATGCTGTTGCACGTGATCTTTTACTTGGATCAGATTTTTGGACAATTGCGGCAGGTAATTCATACCTAAGAGCAAATACTGCTTATGTGTTGAGTGATCAGAAACAAGCAACTATTGATGCTGTTAATTTTGCCAAGTCGAAAGTTAAAGCATTAGTTGGCGCACTTGATGCAACGGTAGACACGTTGTTTGAACGTGTGATAGATGTTCTTGATGGAACCGTAACAATAGTTCAAACCTATGCTACTTATCCCGCAAACGGAACGTATGCATCTTCACAGTTTAGAGATATAGACCACGGAACTATACGATCACAGAGAAATGGTTTGATCACAAGAACTACTAACTTCATTACTGCTAACTATCCTGGACTGGCATATGATCAATCCAAGTGCGAAAGAGATACAGGATTCGTAATTGATGCAATAAATATTGATCTGTTGTATGGCGGTAACACCGCCTCTCGTAATGCTGCACTTTCATATTTTGCAGGAACAAATTCCCAGTTAGGTTCAGGAGAAACCGCACCTACAGTTGCGGCGTACAATTTTCTTGCAGGAGATATTAAGAATTATACTTCTGAAAATGCAAGAGTTGATGAACTCATGGGTCTGGTCACTGGCGTTATAACTGCTGGTAATACTGATAGTATTCCTGCGGAAGTAGAAGTGGATACTGCGGGGTTGACAACAACAGATTTTGATGCCATCGTTGCAAACAGATTGATCATTCAGAACGATGTCATCGACTTTGTAAATGATCAAAACATTGTAGGCAGTTTCGATCAGCACAAGTGTGAGCGAGACACGGGTCTTATAATTGATGCGATTGCTCTTGACTTACAGAACAATACAGACTATAATAGCATCACTGCTGGACTCGCATACCAAAGAGGTAATGCACAAAAAGTACAGAGTGATCAATTACAATACACAATCGATTCAATTAATTACTTGCGAGACCAGATCAACGCATCTGGTATTAACGCAACAAGTCAGACTTTCGTTACGGCACGTATCAAACAGATCACTGAACTCCTTGAAGAGTCCACCGCATACGGAAAAGAAGACGGAACCTCTATCGACTTTACCGGAACTGGAAGTGAGAGTGCCGATAAGAGAAATGCTGCCAACGCTCTGATCGTTAATCGAAGAACCATTCAGGGTCAGTTGATCACTTGGATTCAAAACAATTTCGATTCGTTAGAATACGATCAAGACAAGTGTCAAAGAGACGTTGGATACATTGTAGATGCCGTGACTCACGATATTCTTTTCGACGGTTCTTTTGCTACTGATACCAATGCTCGTTCATACTGGGTCGGTAAAGATCTTAACATTGAGAACACCACAACGGCATACGAAAGTTTAGATGGTCTCGCAGACATCTGGACTAATCAATTAGGTGCCGGTGAAATTACCGCCTCACTTGCTGCATACGAGCAGTTAAAAACTATTATTAATAATTATGTCACGACTTCTACGGAAGAAGCGCGGGTTGTTGCTTTAATTGAAAGGATTAGAGACGCAATCAATGCCGCAGATGGATCAGCAATTCCGATTGTTGTGCCTACTTTCACTGGCGAGAGCAGTACTTTTCATGCTATCAGATCTACGTTACAAGAGCAAGTAGTATTTTATGCCAATAGCGTTTTCCCAACATACTCTTACGATCAGGCAACTTGTCGCAGAGACGTGGGATACATTCTGGATGCGTTGACCTATGATCTCAAGTACGGTGGTAACAGCGCAACCTCTATTGCGATGCGAGCATACTTCTCTATCTTTGGTAATGGTTATGCTGATCGACTTGGTCAAAGTGAACTGACTGCAACGATTGCAGCATACGAACAGTTAAAATCTATTATTGCGGGTTATACGGCAGGAACAGATTCAGGTAACATTACTAAGATCCAAAACCTCTTAGATATTATTATTCATGCTGTTGAGCAATCTAGTATAGGAACTTTCCAATTAGGTGATTTCTTTAACGGAACTGCTATCTACCAATACAATTACCCGACAGGACTTGCAGTAGGTTACGATTCACTAGTGTTCCCAAACCTTGTTACTATAGGGGTCTCTACGACAACACCATCAATCTATACCGCATGGACTAAGTTCGAGCAAGGAACATCTGAACGACAAACTATTATTCGACAGTCATCTGAGACCGCGCAGAACCAAGGCACCGATACTACTATCTTTTTGAAGTCTGGTGACTACACAGTTAACAACCCAATCAAACTTCCGCCCAAGACTTCTATCATCGGTGACGCACTAAGGGCAACTACGATTCGCCCACGCAACGTCGATAGTGATATCTTCTGGGTTGACAATGGTTGTTATGTAAAAGAGGTTACTTTCCGAGATCATCAAAACGGTGCAGCCTGTGTGGCATTTGATCCAAGAAACGATGTTAATACTGGTCCGTTCATTACTCAATCGCCTTATGTACAGAACTGTACTTCGTTGACAACATCGGGTATCGGTATGAAGATCGACGGATCCAAAGTGTCTGGTCTACGATCAATGGTGCTTGATGCGTTCACACAGTTTAATGCAGACGGTATTGGTGTTCACTTAACCAATCGCGCATATGCTCAGTTAGTATCTTGTTTCACGATTTCTACCTCAACGTCTATTTTGGCAGAAACAGGGGCACAGTGTTCTATAACAAACTCGAACTCTTCTTTTGGTGATCGTGGTTTAGTATCAACAGGCGGTTCTCCGTCAATATACGATGGACTTCTTCACGCAACATATAATCAGAACGATGATGTGATTCGAGTAAATGGAATTAGAAACCAAGACCCTGCAAACTATTCTTTAGAAATAGGTGCGTTTAAGAAACCAAATTACAACGATGCGATCAAATTTAGTAATGATAATTATTACTACACTGTTCTAAACGTATCGGATGAGATTACTCAAGATTGGGGAACCAGCGGAAATACCAACGAAAGTCTTCTAGTAAACCCCTCTCCTGTGGTTAACGAGCAGTTCGGTAGTGTTTCAAAAATGTCAAGAGACGATAATTATTTGTTTGTCGGGGCAAAAGGAACAGGCGCAGCAACCGGAGAAGTCGAAGTCTTTACACGGTCAGGAACATCTTGGACTACTCAGGCAACAGTTAAACCTACCGGAACGACCGAAAACCCTTTGCATAATAATGCCGGAGACGGTCGTAGGTTTGGTTCTTCGGTTGCATGCAACCTTGATGGAAGTCTTCTGGCGGTTGGAGCACCTTTCGATCAGAACGGTGGTGGGTTGGGAGAAAATCAAGGTAGCGTTTATGTTTATAAACGAACCGGTTCTTCTTGGGCATTCGATATAATTTTGCAACGACCTTTTGTTGCCTCAACCAATGTTTTACTTGCCCTAGAAACAAAACACTTATCTATGTCTGAAGACGGTAACTGGCTTGCAGTAGCAAGTAGCGTTACTTCGCCAAGCGATACTCGTGGTCAAGTTTTTGTTTACCAGAAAGGAACAGAAATATTAGATGGTTCCGGTGGCACTAAAGGTATAGAAGCATCGCTTACTTCCTCATCAGGGGATTATTGGACTTTGATGCAAATAATTACAAGTCCAGTCATTACCAATGTATCTGCGCCATCAGTTTCTCTTAATACAACAGACGGTTCGGACATGATTGTCGCTTGGGCAGGACAAGCAAATACTGCATACTATTATGCAAGAAACATCTTTAATTCGTATGGTCGAGTTCAGACAATTGTACCGGCAATGAATCTTAACGAAAACAATCAGCGATCACCTGTGTTGGAACTTTCTTCCGCCGCTGATTACTTTGTTTATGGTGACGGAAATGCCCCGTTCGGTTATATAATTAATCCGTTTACCGATTCTGATGCCGGTTCATTAAATGCGGCAAAACAATCTATTGCTTCGCTTACGACTTCTTCAAGCGCGCCTCATGTTACTGCAACTGATCCTGATGTCGATTTTACCAAGTATTTTAGTGCTGGTATTACGGTGAAGAGTCCGGCATGGAATGCGGCAGGTAATAAAACGATTGCTTCATTGACGGCAAACACCATAACCTTTACAAATGGAACTGCGGTTCCAAATGCCACTACAACCAATGCAGAGATTTCTACTAATGCGGCGGGAGCAGTCGAACTTTTCTTCTTTAATGAAGGTACTTGGGGAACGCAAGAAGTAATTACTCATGGTGATAAACAAGGGGTTTCTACTTCTAATGCTGACAATGGTCCAACGCCTAATGATGCTCAGAGATTAGGCGATGAGGTTGTTATTAGTGCTGATGGTTTGCTTGCAATTGCTGGAGAAAAGAACGGGGATCGGAACGCAGCATGGGTTGTTGAACGCGCAGCTTCTAACTGGGCAACGGTCACTAAACTTCAACCATCTACCGTTCAAGCAGTTTCAGAAGGGGATGCTTCAAAAGATAATTTCTCTGCCAGTATTGCACTTGGATCTAAGGGAGATTATATTGCAGTAGGTGCTCCTAACAGAACTAAAGATATTGGTGCGACTCCAGCAGAAAACGGGGGAACGGTATTTAATTACTATTCTATCCTAAATGAAACCGGATCATACAACATCACTGTTGCTCCTGGACTAAATAAGCCATTAGTACAAGGTCAAACCGTTGATTTCCATCAAAGATCTTTGATTAGTGCCTCTTCACATACTTTTGAGTTTGTGGGATCTGGTACTAATATGTTTGCGGCAGTGCCACAAAACGGCGGTATTCCTAAGAAAGATCAGGAAGTAATATTCGATTCAGCAGGCGCGGCACAACCCAATTTTGGTTTGGTTTACTTTACCGCGACGGACGAACTGGGTGACTTTAGGATTGGTGGTGATTTAACCATCAACCGCGAGTCCGGAACAATCACAGGAACAACGTTCGACAGATCTTTGTTCGCAGTATTAACACCTTATATTCTAGCATTAGAGGGATAAGATGGCAACTCCATTAAACGTATTTAAGACAACAACAAAAACATTATCAGATTCAGATGAAAACTTTGGTGTGTTAGGCACCGAACCTTTCGTATACAGAGCACCAGCGGGAGTAACTAGTATTGTTCTGATGGCGCAAGTTGCTAACATTGATCCTACAGATAGAACTGTAGGAGTTACCTTTATTCATAAAGACGTTGGTACTCAGATCGAAACTAAATTGGTGAACAATTTTGCAGTACAATCCAATGATGCTTCTGGAGTTTTGACCGGCAAATTGATTGTTCAGGAAAACAACGAAATACTCGCATACACACATCGCTTCAACGGAACCGACGATACTAATAATAGTTTGGTTCTAACTTTAAGTTATCTGGAATCGTTAAATGGCTAAGAGACTCATATCGTTATCAGGTAAAGTAAAACGTTTATCGGCAGAAGAGTTAGACGCTGATCGTTATCAATACCTATCGCTTGAGCAAGCGGAACCGAACCCTGGTAATCCAGCATCCGATGGATCGTTGTTTATTTCGGATGTTGATGGGACTCGTGGATTTACAACAAAACCTTCTCTTACTGGAGTAACGTTTAGAAATAACACGCTGGGTGAAACTTCTTCCAATAGTGGTGAAATTTTTGTAGCAACATATCACAGTAATCCTGGTGATGCATTATCAGTACAAGACGATTCGGTTGGTTTCCTAGAATTAGGAACGTTATCTTTAGTAGATGCTACAGATTTAGGGTTGCAAGAAATAACGCAGGTTGGTAACACAACCAACCAAGGTATAGAAGTAACAGGTGTTTCGAATGACGGTCACGGCAATCCATTAACTCACGGCGTTACTATAACTTCGCCCAATTCTTTATCTGCTTCTGGGAAAGTCGATCTCACTGGACCATTGACATCAACCGATACCCGACTTAAACTTAATACAGCAAATCTTATATCATCCAATATTCTGACAACGGATATCACTACAGATAGTGTGGGTTACAGAGAAGCATTATTTGCGTTTGTCGCGCCGACTCTTGATCAAGTTACAGAACAAAGTATTGCTTCTGGCGTAGTACCAATTTCTACTCCTGCTACTGGAGCAATCACAGAAGACGGTATTCGAGCAAAGTTTTTTGGTTTTGGAATAGCGCCTCCTGGAAGATCAAGTGTTGACGCAAGAACCGCACTAGTTTATACTGGTATCGGAGATTCTGTTGGGCAACGCACTTTAACAGATTTAGCAGTACAGAATACCACGACAGACACCATTACAGTCGATAAAATACAAGTTTCAGATCCCAGTATATTTACATTACCAGCATCTGGTACAATTCCATTAGTGGTTTATGAAGAATCTACAGATGAATATGAAATAGTACAAATTGATGTAGAAAACCTTGACGCCAATTTCGAAACTTTAAAATCTGTAACTGCAAGAAAAGCGCCAACATTAGATTCTGGTGAAACTGACCAACTAACTACATTAAGTAATGGTCTTCGTTTAAGAGGAACTGGTGTTGATCAGGCGCTGTATCCTAATAACACTGAGCGTTGGGTACTTGTCGCTGACATAGCGGATGTTGGTCCTCAAGACAGCGCGTATGTTAACATACGACAAACAGATCCAATAGCATTTAATCAGTCTATCGCGACTCTTGATTTTGTTTTAGGCAACGATCCTGTTGCTAGTTCTAAAGAACTAACTGTTAGAAGCGTTATTGCGGATAGTGCTGCTCTAAGCAAGTTCGATGTTAATGGCAATACAACATTAGACGCAACCACTATTGATGGTTTATTAACTGTTAATGCTGCTACTTCTCTCGACTCAACTACTATTGATGCTGGCGTTGCTAATAATGGATTCGTTATCACCAATCTAGCGGTAGGAACTGAGTCTGATATTCTTGCGGTCAACAGTAGCGGCGTTGTATCGACTGTAGATTTAGACCAAGAACTTTCTGATGCAGTTAATAGTGTAAGTTTGCACGATGTAGTAGTTGTTAATACTTCTTCAGGAAGAACAACTTCAGGCGAAATCGGCGCGGCAGATTTTAGAATATACGACGGATCTGGATTCGTTGATGATGATGACATAACTACAAATTTCAATGTGGTAATTGATACTGACAGAGATTTCCATGTTCAAGATAAAATTTTCTTTAACGACCTTGATGGATCCGGTGTTGATCGACTTCCCACAGATACGGATAGAAACTTCATCAGGTTCTCTGATCCGACATTACTAGGATATCCTGGAGTATATGATTTTGTTTCAGATGCGCTGGACGACCCCTCTACTGTTGGAAACGCACTTCTTCGAGCGGGTGGTTTAATATTAACCGACAGTGCGACGATAGGAAGTAATTTAACCATTACAGGAAACCTTACTGTAAACGGCACGGAAACTGTTGTTAATACAACAAATTTGTCAGTAACAGATAAGAAAATTGTAATTGCCGACAACGCTGGTAACATTGCTCAAACAGCAGATGCTGGAATTTATTTGGGCGCAGATGACGGAACTGAATATGCTTCTTTTACCTTTGACGGTGCAACATCTTGGACTACACCCGAAAGTTTTACGATACAAGATACTGGTATTTTAATTGCTGAAGGTCTTACTTTACTCGATTCAACGGCAATAGACGGAGCACTTAATCTTACAAACCTTATCGGCGACGGTGATGCTGTAACTGTACTTACCATTGATGCTGTGAATGAGGTGGGTTCTAGGGCAATACAATCAACAGCATTTACTGGCGAAACATTAACTACAGTAACCGATCCTGGAAGACCTGCGGGTTATGATACAACTCCAACTCCACTGTATTTTAATGGTGGTATATCTCTCGCAGCAAACGTAACGGACACACAAGCAACATATAAACTGTTGAATCTCGGATCAGGTGCTTCTGGCGATAGTGTTGAATTCATTGAAGTCGATGCTAATATTCTTGATGGTAGTGCTTTAGGTTTAGATCAAGTATTAACAAACAGCAATACCTCAGGTAGAAACATTCTACTTACTGGCACCGGCGGTGTTTCAGCTGATTCTGGTGATTTTTCTGGTAAGTTAAACGTCGACGGTGATATTACTACTGCTGCAACAACATTCAACTTACTTAATACAACTGCTACAACAGTAAACGTTTTTGGCGATGCTACAGGAATCGGTATTGGTGCTGTTACTGGTACCACGACGATCAGGCATAACCTTGACGTTGATTTAGATTTAAATGTAGACGGCGGTGATATTACTACTGCCGCAACAACATTCAACTTGCTCAATACAAATGCCACGACGGTAAATGCATTCGGCGCTGCTACATCAATTGATATCGGTGCCGCTACTGGGACAACATCAATTAATAATAACCTTGATATTGATTTGGGGTTAAATGTCGCCGGTATTACTACGCTTGATTCAACTACGATAGATGCTGGCGTAGGCAACGGATTAGTAATATCCAATTTGCAATCAGGCAACGGTAGTTTTGCTGTTGTTGATGGGTCCGGTAATGTTGGTCTTAAGTCAGTAACAGAAGCATTTGCAGACGAAAACTTACAAACAGTTACCCAGCGTGGACAAACATCTGTCGCACAAACAACAAACGTTTCAGTAACCACTGAAAATGTTAAAGTCGGTGGCCAGTTTTTCTTAGGGTTGACCGATGGAAATGTTAATGATCTTCGCTTAACGGGAACACAAAAAGCACTCCATATAGATGCTAATGATAGCGTTGGATTCAGAGACCTTGGCAACTTAGCATACTTAGATTCAGATGACGAAACTTTTGCTTCTTTAACTAGCAAACCCGAAGGTTTCGGCGGGTTGACGCAACTACAGAATAATACGGTTGTTCCTAGGATTGAACTTCAAGGCGGATTGAACCTTAAAAACCTTAGCACAAGTCCTGACGATAATCTTGTTGCTTTGTTTTTACATCAAGATTCGGTTGTTAAAGTAACTGTAGACGAAACCGTATTCAGAAAACCTTCTCTTCAAGAAGTAACTGAATTTGGTGGCGATTCTACAAACATAAAAACTAAATTCGGCGGTAGTTTAAACCTTCCCGCACCTGGAACAGAATTAATTTCAGGATCATCGATTACTTCTGCTTTAGCGGGCGATGCTAATTTTTATCAGATGCTGATAATAGATACCGCCACCAGAGACGTTAGTCGCGGCAACATAGCAACGATTGTTCAAACAGTTTCAACGGAAACATTAGAAACAGTTACATCTAGAGGCGCTTTGCTAAATGACGCTGCAGGAAAAGGAGCAAGAGACTCTGCTACTGTACAGGTTGATTTTGGTGCGAAAGTGTTTTATAGCGGTGTTGATAATGTAGAATCAACATCATCTATTGTATTAGTGTTGGATGGTGATGATGGCATCGCTAAACGGGATATGTCTACGTTATTTGACGGAGTTACGTTACATGAAGTCACTACTGCTGGTCCTTTAACTAGCAATGGAATCGGGATCGGTTCTTTAAGTGTTTACACTTCTACAGGATTCGTTGATCCTGGGGTTCCGGGAGAGTTTACAGAAGTAATCGATGCTGATCGTAATGCGTTTTTTGTTGACCTCGATGTTACTGGTATCACCACACTTGACTCAACTGCAATAGATGCTGGTGTTAGTGGGAATGGATTGTCCATACCGAACCTTGGAGAAGTCACTACTAACACTGATATACTGACTATCAATGGCGATGTTGTAAGCAAGACTGCTTTCAGCGACATATATACGGTGCCACCTACTCCTACTCTGCAATCAGTAACAGATGCTGGTAATATTACTGATAACTTCATACGAATTAGATCGACTACTTCTGGCGGAAATGTTTATTTAGAAGTGCTCGACTCGGGTACAAACCCAGACTTAGGATATCATTTGGTTGCAGGGGCAACAAGTTTCCAGCAATTCGAAACAAATGAAGCAGGAAGTTCAATACTCAACGCAAGTACTGTTATTGAAGCAGAAGATTCTGATAAAACTACTATGGCAATTATCAGACACGGAGACACTGTAGGTGGTCCTTCTCTGATTCTTGCGAAAAACAGAGGCACTAATAAATCGAATAAGAGTGCGGTCTCAGACAATGATAACCTTGGTAGGATTATTTTTGGTGGCGCATCGAATACTACGTCAACCGAAGAAGCAGACCCTTACACGCCATCGTTTGAAATATCAGCAGATGTTTCGGCACCTGTGGCATACGATGACCTAGCATCCACAATGAGATGGTTTAGTCATGATGGTGGCACTAAAACTCAAGTGATGTCGTTAGACAACAATGGTGAACTTTCAATTGCTCAGAGCGCGGTCATTGGATCAAGTATTTTTATAGGCAATTCACAAGCAACCAATGTTCCTGCTGCTTTTTTTGGTACAACCAACGACCCAAATCAAGGGTATGTTGCTGTTACTCATAATCCTGCTGGAGGAGGCACTTCATCGATGAGTCTTGCTGTTTCGAACACTGGTTCTGGGATCGAAAGAGTCGAAATCTCTCCAACTAAAATGCAATTGAAATCTAGTGTTCAACTACAAGATGCCGCAGGAACGAATCTAGTTATTTACGATTCTGCTGGTGTGGTTCTTTGGGGGAACGTATAAATAATGCATAACGATGAACATGAAAACGGAGCTCCGGTTAACCAGGCGCGTAAGAATAATAGAGGGCAAGTAAAAAAGAATGAAATTCTTGCTAAAAATATGGTAAGAAAAAAACAATCGTTCAAGGTTCATAATAATTTTTCAAAGCTTCCTCAAAAAAACAGATCTAATCTTGCGGGGATTTATGATATGATAAGACAAAAAGTCCAAGACGAAGGATAATAAATGGCTTCTCCAAATTCTAGACAGACATTAATCAACTATTGCCTTCGAAGGTTAGGCGAACCTGTAGTTGAAATTAATGTCGACGAAGATCAGATTGAAGATAAGGTTGACGATGCTATTCAAATGTATCGTGAGTTTCATTCCGATGCAACATACCGCACATATTTAAAACATCAAATTACATCCGATGATGTGACCAATGGGTACATACCGATATCATCAGATATTCTATACGTGTCTCATTTGTTCCCCATAAACAAAACCTTTGGGGCAAGCGGCATGTTTAACATCAAATATCAAATGATGCTAAACAGTATGAGCGATTTTATGAATTTCTCTGGCGGTATGTCGTACTATTATCAAATGTCTCAGTACCTAGACTTTGTGGATATGATTTTATCGGGCACTCCCCAAACCACTTTTTCTAGAAGGCAAGATCGTCTTTATATTTGGGGCGAATGGGCGTCGGGGATTAACAACATAGAAGTTGGTGATTACTTATTCGCTGAAGTCTATCAGGTTATAGATCCTAATTCACACACAAGCGTTTATAATGATATGTTTCTTAAAAACTATACTACCTCTTTGATAAAACAACAATGGGGTTTGAACATGTCGAAATTCGAAGGGATGCAACTTCCCGGAGGAGTCACTGTTAACGGAAGGCAAATTTATGATGATGCTACTCAAGAATTACAAACACTTGAAGAAAAATTAAGACTTGAGCAAGAGTTACCACCCGACTTTTTTGTAGGTTAATATGACTACTAATAAATATTTTTCACAAGGTGCTCGATCTGAGCAACTCTTGTATGAAGATTTAATAATCGAATCTTTAAAAATGTATGGGCAAGACGTTTATTATATGCCCAGGGAATTAATAAACATTGATGACATTTTTAAAGACGAATCAACCTCTAGGTTCGACAATGCATATAAGATTGAAATGTATATCGAGAACGTTGAAGGTTTCGATGGTGAAGGTGATCTGTTTGCTAAATTCGGCGTAGAAATAAGAGACGCTGCGACTTTTATTGTTGCTAGAAAAAGATTCCTAAGTCAGATCGGTCAATATGAAAACGATCCAGACGACCCCAAGAAACAATACTTTAGACCACACGAAGGAGACTTAATTTTCTTACCTCTTTCCGGTTCTATTTTTGAGATTCAAAAAGTGTTTGACGAAAACCCCTTTTATCAATTGAGGAACCTTCCTGTATTTAGACTCTCGTGTGAACTCTTTGAGTATAGTGGTGAAGATTTCGACACTGATATTGGTGCTATAGATAATGTAGAGATATTCGATTACCAATATAAATTGACTTTTAATAATGTTGAAAATACTTTGGGCAGTTTCAATGAACAGGGTTCATTTCAGGTTGGTGAGCAAGTTTCTCAACTTGCTTCTAGCGGATGGACATTAACGGCAGATGTTACTGATTATAATGCAGCAGATAGCGATTCAAGGATATTAAGTGTGGCGCATTTAACTTCTACTGACGGACTGTTTCACTCTTTCAACACAGTGGATACGGTTATCGGATCTATAACAGGTGCCGCCGGAGTTCCTTTGTCAATTACTGACGCAGTCGATGGTGCTAATAGTTCTGCACAGAACGATGTTTTTGAAACTGAATCTGACAGTCTGTTGGACTTTTCAGAATCTAATCCGTTCGGAGATCCATAATGTTAGGCGAATGGTTTTATAACGAAAGAATAAGAAAATCAGTTGCTGTTTTTGGTTCTTTATTTAATAACATATTTGTTATCCGAAACGACAGCGCTGGTAACGTTATTAGTCAAACCAAAGTTCCTTTATCGTACGCGCCACAAAGAGATTTTCTTGCCAGAATGGTTGCGACTGAGTCCGGAGAAAATCAAGAGCGACAAATAGCAATTAAATTGCCAAGAATGTCGTTTGAAATACTTGCGATGAATTATGACCCGACGCGGCAGTTACCAAAATTGAATAAAAGAACTGTTCCTAATATCACAGGAGCAGAAAACGCTAAACTATTATATACTCCAGTTCCTTTCAACATAGCATTTCAGCTTAACGTATATGCCAGAAGTCAAGATGACGCATTACAAATTGTTGAACAAATATTACCGTTTTTTACGCCGCAATATACCGTCTCAGTAAAACCTCTTGATGGGTTTGATCTTGTCGAAGACACTCCAATAAAATTAGACGGCATGACAATGCAAGATGATTATGAAGGAGCGGTAGAGAATAGAAGAACAATTATATATACTTTAGATTTTGAAATGAAAATTAACTTGTATAGGAAAACTAATCCTTCTTCTTCTATGATAACGTCAGCACAGAGCAGTTTGTTTGATATGAACGGGGATTTATTAAGTTTCATACAATGCGATGCAAACGTCTCCTCAGGGACCACTGGGACGGGCACAGAGGACATAGGAACAGTCACTAATACTTTAGTACTGAAAAATACGCTGAATCCAATCGTGTCATACAGCGTCACAACTCAACCATCTTATGGATCTGCTACAGTAGATGCGTCAGGAAAATGGGTTTATACGCCGAATTCTGATTTTTTCGGGAGCGATCCTTTTGTTATTGGCGTTGACGTTGGACAGAATGTTATTGAATCAGTTACTATTACACCGACGATTATTTCAGCAGATGGTGATGCAGTAGATGATGTGTTCAACTGGGTCAATGATGGAACGTCTTTAGTTATGGATGTTTCTGCTAACGACACCTTTGAGACCACTGGAAATATTACACACGCTGTGGAAACGCAGCCGATCGCGGGTATTGTTACTATCATAGATTCTCTTGCTGGAACATTTCGATGGACACCTCCGGACGCGTCGTTCACTGGATCCGTCACGTGGGAATATCGTGCCATACCAACCGAAGCGGCACAATCATCGGAGGTTGCTGAAGTCACTATAAACGTGACCTAAATAGAATTATGCATAACGGATTTAAAGACAGATATAGAAGAAAAATAATCTTGGGTAGACCTCAGGTAAAGAATGTTTTACCCGATCACTTTAAATCTGCATACCCAAAATTTATTTCATTGCTTGAAAAATACTATGATTTTCTTGATGAAAACGATAGTACCGAATTGCTTCAGCACCTTTTTCAGATCCGAGATGTCACGGAAACCGATATAACTCTGTTATCTTATATTGAAGACGAGTTATTATTAGGCGAACAATATTTTGAAGGGTTTGTCGACAAAAGGGCAGCAGCAAATTTCTCTAGTATTTTATTCAGATCAAAGGGTTCACGGTATTCGATTGAATGGTTTTTCCGTTCTTTTTTTGGTATCGATTCCGAAGTTTTTTATCCAAAAACTGACATCTTTAAACTTAATGAAGATGATTCTAGGATTGGTGCGGACTATGAAAAATATTTAACAGACAACAAACTTTATCAAACTTTCTCATTGTTAGTGAGAGCATCAATTCCTATTTCACAATGGAAAGATATTTTTAAGTTGTTTGTTCACCCCGCAGGTATGTACCTTGGCGGGGAAGTGTTAGTTGAAAGTTTAGCAAGGATCACCAGAGAAGTATCAATAGAACCGACTCAATATCTTACTCCGGTCTGGTCTTTTACATCGGGATCTACTGATGAAGGTTCTACTCATACTCTTTTGATATCATCTAACCCCTCACCCCCTAGTGATACGCATCTGTTTTATAGAATCACTTTGTCGGGTTTATCAAATGAGGCTGAGATAATAGATACAACACCTAATTTAGATGTGGTCAATTACATACCTGTCGAAATCATTGGTGGTTCTGCTCAACTACAGTGGGCGCTTAGTGATGACAATGATTACGCCGAAGGCGATGAAATATTCACTGTAACATTTTATGATCATGAAGACCCTGTTTGGGCGAATGAACTAGGAAGTTCTACAATTACAATCGGAAACATATTACCTGTATACACTGTTACCGTTTCTAATTCATCAATAACTGAAGGCGTTCAAACTATAACAGGAACTATGACCACTTCTCATCCAAACGGTTTTTCTCCTGCGTTTGCAGGCGAGACCGTAACATTGTCGTTTACAGGAGACCTTGCATCAGATATACGAGTTTCTAATTTAATATGGGACGATGGAGGACTTTCTACTGTTGTTCTAAACACTGTTTCTAAATCATTTACATTCGATGTTGTTGGTAGTGATATTTATCAAGGAGCAACAACGGGGGCGGTTAGAGCAACAAGTGCATATGCTGTAGGCGATTCACCAACCATAACAATTACAGATTTAGCGGCGACTGGAGCAGTCAATGCTTCTAGCGCGACACAAAGTGAAGGAGGAGGTGCAATTACTTTTGATCCTACATTCACTAATGCTGTTCCTGGATCAAATGTATATTATTGGTTAAGTAATCTGACTGATATGACCTCTGGAGATTTTTCAGGATCCCCAGCAATAGGATCTGGAAATAGAGTTGTTATAGGTACAGTTGATTCTAATGGTACTGGTATGACAGGTGGGTATTCCTCACCGAGTATTGAGTTAACCGATGACATTGTTCCCGAATCGGGAGAATCATACAGAATCAATATTAATGTCGACAATTCTGGAACCGCTTTAGCAAATTCAACTATCACTGTCAACGACAACGATACTGTACCCGATTTTGATACTGTTACATTGTTCTCTGATGCAGGAAGAACTTTGGCTGCCACCTCCTTTAACGAGGGCGACACTATTTACGGTAGACTGGTTACTTCAGGAACACCTCAAGGCGAGACCATCACCTACTCTTTCATCAATGGTGATACTCGAACAACTGACACGGATACCAGTGTTCATGCTACATCAGGAAACCAAGACTTTACCCTCGTACTTGGTTCGGATATTCCCACAATTAACGGATCTCCTGCTGGATTAATAGTTCGGTGCTCAAGTTCAGGAACATATGCTAACAATTTAGATACTGGCACAATAACCATTGTTGATGAAACCATATCTTATACGGCATCTGCAGTCTCTTCATCGGTCACTGAAGGTAGTTTATTGCAAGTAGAATACACTGCAACACTTGTCGGTGGCGCAAGTTATGAAAATCTTAACGTGGCGGTTGCCGACAACGGAGACTCAAGGGTAACTGCTGGTAATTATGCAATCACTTCCACTCAGTTCGGTCTTGCAGATCCTGGTGCCACTGGCGTTAGTACTGTAACATTGTCTATTGGTTCAACGGCAGATCCAGCAATAAACGGAGACGGGACTATTGAATTTGTGGGAACAGGAGCAGTCTACGGGCAGGGTTCTGTCCCTGCTCAAGTGGATATCACAGTTACTGATGCTACACCCTCTTATGGTGCATTTAGTGTTTCACCCACATCCATAGATGAAGATGGAACAGTGGCAGAGTTCGAATTACTTGCCTCCAATGTTGGAGTCGGCGTAACTGTTGATTGGATATCAAATGCTACCGGTGGTGTTGAATATGTTGGACCGGATCTACAAATTTCATACACCAGCGCTGTTGCAGGATTTGCTGACTTGACTCAAAATTTCGGAACAATCACTCGGGCAGGGGATGGTAACTTTAGATTCTGGGTTCGGGCAATTGCCGATCTTGCAGTAGACAATGAGAATCCTGAAGACTTTATAGTAACTATTGCGGCTAACGATTCGAATGCTACCGCAACAGGTGGACCGAGTGCCACACTTGAAGTTAACGACACAAGTATTCCTGCAAATGCTCCGACTGTTACGCCCAATACTACGTCACCCACAGAAGGTGATACCGTTACCTTTACTTTCGGTGAAGCAGCAGGATCTGCCGCGCAAACATATTACTTCAATATCACTCATGACACAACGAGTAATGCTGACTTTACTGCTGACCCTCCTGGTAATGGTGCGACTGCAAGAACTACTGTTACGTGGGACGGATCAGTTTTCTCACCCACCTCGGTGGCGGTAACACTTGCGGGAGCAGGCGGTGCAGACGGTGTGGATGATAACGAAATATTTACTGGTAAATTGTTTGATGCTGTGACTGGCGGAACTCAAGTAGCAACTACTGCAAACATTACAGTGACAGATGATCCAGCAGCAGGAGCAACAGTTCAAGCAACTATGGACATTCATCCAATGTTTCCCGGTAATGATTATACTTTCACTACACGAAACTCTGTTTTCGATAGCGGTAATCCAACTGCGGCAAGAGCCGAAGCGATGTTCATGGTCGAAGAAACCGGAGGATCAATTATTGTTAAATTGGCAATTGCTGGTCAACCGGCGGGACTAGTGCCATTGCGAGGTGGTTATGAAGTGAATACATCAACAACAGGTGTTTCTCTTGATTATGTTTCTACTTCCGGAGATCCGGCTGCTGATCCAGAATCCGCAGAAATTTTCAGAATAGATTCACTGCCTGTAACTGGTTGGAGTGTTCGATATGACGCAGATAACATCAACACTTTTGGCGCTGGTACGGATCTTGCTGGTGCCAATGCGTTCGATACTGCTGATGCTTCTGGCACTGGATCGACTAATATTTCTTACGTGTCAAACCACACCGCTGTAGCATCTTTCTATGATCAAATGACTACTTCTGCACAACTTATTACGGGTGGAGTAAGAGGTAAAAAAGCACATTATTTTGGAGTCACCGCGCTGGCACTTGCTAATCAAGCGAGAGAGTCCGGAGCGATTGGTAGTTATAGATTAATATTTAGTAGATCAGGACAAAC